AGAAAAACAAAGAACGGTTGATTCTATAATTCAAGCTAAATCAACAGGGTATTCATTTGAAGAATTAGCATTGATAGAGGAAGCTTTTAGTAAAGGATTTATAAAACGATACTTAAGTAAAGAAGAAAAAACATTTTTAGGTTTAATGTCTGTTGTTGATTGCCTTATGGAAATTCATGAAGCGAATGAACAAGAAACTAATTTAGCTAAATCGATGTTTATAAAAGAAACTGTTTAAGTTTGTCGCTATTCTTAGCGGTGTAGCGTATCGGTTTCGTACCCGATGCGCTTTTTTATTTACAATAGTTTTGTTTACCTTTAATGTATGCTAACACAAAAACAAGTAGAAGCCAAATACGGCAAAGCAAATAAAAATGGAACAGGTTATTTAACTACAATTAAATTACCATTTCCAATGCGTGTTGCGTGGCAAAGAAATCAAATAATTAATAGCTTTCAATGTCATAAATTAATAGCAGAAAGATTGCTTGCTGTTTATAAGGATGTTTTATCTCATTATGGATTAGCAGAAATTCAAAGACTAGGAATAGACCTTTACGGGGGTTGTTTTAATTACAGGCTAATGCGAGGCGGATCTAATCTATCTAAGCATTCATGGGCTATAGCTGTAGATCATGATCCTGATAGAAACCTATTACACGAAACAGCTAAAACGGCAAGATTTGCAAGGCCAGAATATAAGGAATTTATAGATATTTGGTATAAGCATGGTTTCTTTTCATTAGGTCGTGAAAAGAATTATGACTTTATGCACTTTGAAACAGCAATATAAAATTATGGCAAACGAAGTAATAGTAAACAAACAAGGCTCCCTAAATTGGAGAGATATGTTTAAGGGCGCAATCATGGCGGTTGGCGTTCCTGTTTTAACAGTTCTGCAGGAGTTAATACCTGGTTATGATATTCCGGTTATTTATAAGGCAGGATTGAGTGCGTTAATTACTTATCTACTTAAAAACGTACTAGCTAAGCCTACGGTAGTTACAACCTACGACACGAACGCAAAAGCGGCAAATGTAGCGGAGGAAATAAAGGGATGAAATTAACGGCAAACGACCTTCATCAAATAGCATATTTTAACAGAGCTGTTAAGAATTATTTAAAAATGATTAAACTTGCAGAAAAATGAAAAACTTATGGGTATTAATTGGAATAGGTATAATATTTTGGATGGGAATTATTAGTCAATTTGGTTTTGCATGGTCATGCTTTGCGATGTTATTATCAGCATTAATTTTGATTGGTGGTTTTTGGTTATTGATACATAAAAATGAAAAATAATGAGACGTAGGCGTATTGATTTACTTTCAGATGATTTAAAGGAATCGCTAAAGGCAGAAGCAAAAGGTTTTTTTGGAACAATTATTAAATTGTTCTTATCTAAAATCGTTGAAATAGTTATTCAGGCTTTGTTAAAAAAGCAATGGGTAGATGTTACCGATGATTGGGATATAAACGGATAGAGAAAGTCGCCTAGCTAGCATAGCCATAGCCGTGCGCAAATTAGAAAGCCCTAACTTAATTGCTATGGCTTTTGTGTTATCCAACTAAAACTACTCTACGATTTATGTCTATGCTTAATGACGCTCCACAGCTACATTCATTAGGTGAGTGTCTATTTGCATTATACAAAGCGTCTGAAGGACAATCTTCCAAAGTGTAACATTCTAAAGTGCATTGTCCGCTTTTAGTTTGAAATTCACTTTTTTCGCCACAATTAGGGCAATTAACATATATTGTATCAAACATTCCCATAATTACATTCCTTTATATTTAAAATTATTTACAGAAAGCGACTAACCTAAAAGACTTCGCTTTTGTTTTTTTTTAAAGTTTTTTATTGATTATCTCGTCTACTTTATCTCTTAAAGAATCGCCCCTTAAACCTCCTTCTTTTATTTCTTTAACTATAAAATCAAATAGTTCTTGATAGGGTAATCTTTCTTCGCTATTTAACCAATATCTGCAATCACTTATTCTTGAACCAAATTCTTTTAGCGTTTTGTAGTAGTTTTCAGTTCTTTTCCTTTCTATATAATTATCAATTACACTGTAAATAATTAAAATGATGACTAAAGCAATTACTATTAATGCTCCCCATCCTAAAGTTGTTATTATCATAATAATTTAATTTTCAATCTTTTTCTAAATGTTACTAAAACCATTGCAACCGCTAAGATGGGTGTAAACGTGTCGATACTGCAATTTATATCGGCATGAGTGTATTCGACTACGTTGCCAAAATTTCCATTTCCTAAGCATTGTTTACCTGTAAAATTAAACTGATTCCTATATATTCCACATTGCTTATCGCCCGACCATGTTACGATATGTATTGGTTCGCCTTGAAACGTTGCGCCATTGAAAGGGATAACGTCTAATCCGATATTGCAGCCGCTATTCATGATATAATATTAGATATGTCAGCATTCCATCTATATACCTTTTGCATATCATCGTAAAATATATCCGTAACATGCGATATATAACCTAATGATAATAAAAAAGACTTTATTTCTGTTTTAGATGGTTCAAAATCCTCCATCCCTTCAGCCCACATTTCGTGAGATTGGTTTCTTATTTCGGTATTTTCTCTGCTCAATTTCATTATTCCGTTGCTTTATCAAGTTTGTCAATTCCGCCAATAACCAGTATTATTAACAGCAAAATAAAACCATCTATACCATTCGGTTTCGTAATCAAATTTAATGTTAGTAGTCTTTTCATTTCTTTCTAATTTCACTATAAACAGTTCCTTTTATTTCCCCTCCAGATTTATACCAAACCCATTCAGCGTATTCGGCTAGGTATTGGAGTGATTTTCGGCCACGTAAGATCTGGCTAAGTTGGGCTGTTGTTGGTTTCATCGAGTTTTTTAATTACAATGTTTTCTAAATCAATTTTATAGCCGCCTCCATTTATACAAGCCGTAACAACTGTCTTACCATCTTTTATTTCAATTAATGCAAGAATGTATCATGAAAAATCAATTTCGTATTTCATAATTCTATTTATTTTTTGGGTTGGTTAAACTATTTGATAATTGACAAATCTACACCACCTAAAAGCCAGCTATAATCCTTAGTTATCCTAGCCTGTATTTCTGATTTTATTTTAGATGGCTTGACAAGCTTAGTAGAATACAAAGTATAAAATATGCCATTATCCAAATGAGCATCGTTTGTTCTTATTCTTATAGATGCCTTGTTTAAATAGGTGTCATAGTCAGATTTTTCTTTTCTTATCTTAGTAAAATACCAATCATTAACAATTATAAAAGTATCGTTTTGAGCGGCTATTTCTACCTCCTCATTTGTAAATCTATTTTTGTTCCATTCGTAAACGCCGGGAGTTCTAAGTATTCTTACTTCGTAGTGGTATATTTTCATAATTAATTACTTTAAAGCTTTATAAATTGTTGCTGTACTTGTTTTATTTTCCTTAGCCATAAACTTAATGACTGCGGTTTTTTGCGCTCCTTTAATCATTAAATATTTAAACTGCTCTTTTAGAATAGCGTACTTATCAAGTCGCTTTTGTTTTTCTTCTGATATAATTGCTGTTTTCATAATTCAAATGTCGGGAAACTAAATGATATATCAAAAATAAAAGTGAAAATAAATTTTAAAATAAATTTGCATAATTAAAAACTAATACCGAATATTGTCCTAACGAAAGAAAAAACATTATGAAAACAGTAACATATCCAGAAGTATTAGGATTTACCACAATAGAAGGTAGGCCAGGAATTAAAATCGAACTACAACTTAGCGAGACTACATTTGGCTTTTCAATGGTTGACTTTGATGATTTATTAAATTTCGAAGAAGAAGCCGGAGCGTTCTTGAGGGATAAGAATTATTACAAGCATTCAATACAGGAAATGTTAGAACGCTACATTACTGAATGTGAAGATGATTATAAAATTGAAAAGGAGGCTGTATAATGAACGAACTAGATCAAATGCAGGAATTAGTAAGAACTTCAAATGCTATAAATATCAAAAATAATGATATGGTAAAGGCTTTTGAAAGAATGGAATCCGAATTAAAACTTCTTGAAGAAAAAGACAATTCAATATTTGTCACTTTAACATTTGAAGATGGGTTTAATCACGCTTTAAAGTTATTCAGAGCAACCTTTAATTCAGTAACAAAACCATACATAAAATGAAAAAACCAACACTCCGCGAACTCCAGGCAAAGTTAGCTGTATCGCACACAGTTACGCCTGAATGTTACGACCCAAACAGGACAGATGAAAACTTTAACAATTGGATTAGATATATAAATAATTTGAAATAATGGAAAGGGAATATAAAGAAGGATTATATATGGATGATTTTGTTCATATAAGAAAAATCAGTTGTTATAACAATAATTATTATGTTGGATTTGGAAGAGATTTGTTATTTGGAAAATCTAATGACGATACTCTTACTGAATGGTGGCTAATAAATGGAGAAACATCTACTTATTTAGGGGAAAGTCATGACAATGACGGACTACTTCATAGATATGAAAAAAGAAATACTTAACAAATGATAACCCCTCCAAAACCACTAAACCTTGTTATCGTAACGGTCATATTGGTAGTATTAGCTTGTTTGGTGAGATAAAAAGAAATAAAATGGAAGAAATACAAACAATAATCGAAAGACTAAAAAAAGAAAAATATTTAATTAACAAAGAAATATATGTTATGGCTGCAAAAATTTATGCCAATGAAAAAATAGAAAAAGCATCTGAAATTGCTTATAATGCTATTTGGGATAACACACATTCTGCAAGCGAAGTTGAACAAGAAATATTAAAACTTATAGTCAAATAAATGGAAAACATATTTAATAACTTCGATAATTTTTTGGAAGCCGACCAAAAAAGACTTAATAAAATAGAGGCTAATCAATTACGACAACAAATAATACATATTGAAAATACTTGTGGTAGCTGTAATAAATGGATGACTAGCGATTGCAAAAGAGAGAAGAATCATAAAGTAACCTGTAACGAATCAAAATGTAATGACTTTCAAATTCAGCAATTCTATATTAATCTAATAAACGAAAGAGAAACAAAAGCAAAACAATTAGAATTATGAAAAAACTAAAAGTATTAATCGGTTGCGAGGAAAGCCAGGAAGTAATGAAGGCTTTTTTAAAATTGGGCCATGAAGCAATAAGTTGCGATTTAAAACCTTGTTCAGGCGGCTATACGGAAAGGCATTTTCAAGGCGATGTTTTTGAAGCAATAAAAGGTGGTAAGTTAATTATGCAAGACGGAAACGAAATAAATGTAGGTAAATGGGATGTTGCAATATTTCATCCTGAATGCACTTACTTAACAGTTTCAGCTAATAAATGGTATAAAGATCAGCCGGATCGTAAAAGCGGAACTTTAGTTGGCGCAGAAAGAAGAGAAGCAAGAGAAAAAGCAATTAAATTTGTATTGGATTTATATAATTCAGATATTGAATATATAAGAATCGAAAACCCTATTGGCGTTTTATCGAGCCGGTGGAGAAAGCCAGATAATGTTTTGCAACCGTGGATGTTTGGTCATGGAGAAACGAAGGCAACTTGTTTATGGAATAAAAACCTACCTCCTATAATTCCAACTAATATAGTTGAAGGCAGGGAACAGAAATTGCATTTATTACCTCCATCTAAAAACAGAGCAGAATTAAGATCTAAAACTTATCCAGGAATTGCAAAAGCAATAGCAGAACAAACTGTAGCGTACTTGTTACAAAAAAGCAAAAATATAAAGGTGCGGTCCTGCAATTAAGCGAAACAGCCACTCAACTAAAATAAAATGTCAGAACAAGTATTAACTCATTGGAAAAAGAACAATGATCCACGCTACATTAGCGGAGAAGATTTAAGGGATGGAATAGCGATCGGTAAAGGATTGCGACCCGAAATGGTAGTAACCATTGCAAAGTTTGAAGATAAGGAAACCTTCGATCAGCAATCACAATCTAAAGTTATTAAATCCGGTATGTTTTTAAGGGAGTACCCATCAGGTAAGCCTTTATATAAGCCTATGATTTTAAATAACACCAATGCTAAGTTTTGCATTAATGAGTTTAAATCAGAGTTTTTAGAGCATTGGCTGGATAAGCCTGTAGTATTATGGGGAATGCCAGATAAAAGACATGTAGTAGTAGCTAGGTTTAAAAAATACTATCCACCAGCTACAGTTACAGATACAAGCGCATTAGCTAAATTATCAGAATGCAAAACGCAAGAAGATTTGGTAAAAGCTTGGACTTCGTTAACTCCTGCAGAAAAGAACCTACCTACCGTATTAGGCAAAAAGGAATCATTAAAAACAACCTTACCGAAATGATAGCCAGAGCAGATATAATACAGCAAACCCCTGAATGGTTCAGGATTAAGTATGGCAGAATTGGCGGAACTGCATCAAAGCAATTACTGATAGAATCGGATGCTTTAGAAAACGAATTGATTGCCGCAAGATTAGAGCCGTTTGAAGAACCTACAGAGCCAGGATTTGAAAATCCAGATATGAAAAGAGGAAACGAATTAGAGCAGTTTGCACGACATGAATTATCAAAGTACTTAAATGTATCGTTTAATGTTTTTGGATGGCTACAATGCGAGGAATTTGATATATTAGGGATATCTCCAGATGGTTTAAATGAATCTGAAACTATTGCTTGCGAAATTAAATGTCCTGCAGCTAAAAAGCATACCGAAACTTTAAGGGGCGGAATAATACCAAAAGACCATGTTGCTCAATGCGTTCATAATTTTACAGTAAATCCAAAACTGCAGATAATTTACTTTTGCTCATTTAGACCAGAATCAAAACATAGATTATTTGTTAAAGCGATGAATTTAGAAACTATTGTAGACTTTGGAACTAAAGCAAAGCCAAACGCAAAGCCTGTAAAAGAGTGGGTTAAAATAGCTAAGGACAAAGCTAAACAATTAACAGAGAAAATAGAATCTGAATTGTTACGTCTGGAATTTTAAAAGCAGATCCGATACTGCTTGATGTTATCGGTTAAATCTATTGTACTCTAGAAAGCCTTTCAGAAATGGATGGCTTTTTTTGTGAAAATAAATATTAAATAATGTTTGTTTTATAATTAACAAGTGTTTATATTTGAACCAACAAATAAAGAATGTAAAATGGTTGAAAAATTATTAAAAATGAAAATTAACGAAACTATTCAAATTGAAAAAGATGAATACGATGTAATGTTAACCACAAAATCCAGGCTAAAGAAGTCTGGGAAAGGTGAATGGTCTAGTAACAATTCTTTTATGGGTATTTATGTTAAACGAACTAAATAATTAATTATGAAATTTAAAGACGATTTACAAAGAGAAATTTATTATCACAGTCAAATTGATTATTGCTATTTTGTTTTAGGTGAGCTTTCAGAACAACCACAAACAATACAAAGTATTAAAACATGTATTGAAATGGTAAAATGTATTGTATTGCAAAAACCTAAATTAAATATTGATAACTCAAAAGATATTGAGTTATTGAAAGAATTTAAATCACTTCTCAAAAGAACGAAATAACTATGATATCCCTAGAAAAACAAAGCGACTTACTTAAATCCGTTCACATTATAGGTGTTTGCGCAAGGTTAATTGAGATCGAATACGCAAATGATTTGATCGATACTAAGTTTAAGCAGCCTCTAATCAATCAACACAGTAAGCGCATACAAGAATCGGCACAGCAAATTAAGAAAGCTTTAAACAGCCCGAATAATCCGTTTCATGTTAAATCAAAAGACTACATGGATTATGAGTATAGCTTGCAACTATACAGGGTAATTGATTTCTTAACAGATATGGGTTTACAAAAGATAACAGAGTTTGCCGATGGCATGGATAAATTAAAGGAGGAAATGTAAAATGACAGCACAAATATTTGTAGGATTACCGCAGAATGTAAAACACGATTTTACACATGGAATTAAAATAGCATCTACAGAGGGAATAATAGATAGCGTATCTGCTGTTCTAAACATAGAAGCAAAATTTATTAAAGGAAATAGCAGAAAGCGTGAATTTGTAGAAGCGAGGCAAATAGCTATTGGTTTGATTTACGAAGCATATCCAAAATTAACACTAAAAACTGTTGGGCGAATTTTTAATCAGCACCATTCAACTATTATTTACTCTAAGAAAACTTTTGATGATTTGTACTTAACAAATAAAGCATTTAAGCAAAAGGTGATTAGCGTAAAAAGAATGACACACTATGATTAACATCGGTGTCACCTTCTACCTCGGCTACTGCCATAAAGTAAAGTTTAAACTAAAACGAATTGATAAAACAACTAAAAATTAAAATTATGAACACTATTACAGAATTAAAAACATTTAAAGGTTATCCTCATTACCTAACTCAAAAAGGAGAATTTCTAACACTAAGCCATAATAAAAAAGTAAATATTGGCGATGGCTTTACTTTCGGTCAACATTATCAAAATGTAGATAAAAAGCAATCTCCTGTATTTAGAGTTGTGGAGATTTTGGAAGAAAGATCAGCTAAAGGAAAACATTCGGATCCAAACGCGACATTTTATAGTTTAAGATGTGAAATAAGAACAGAAGATATTTCTGAACTTGAATTATTAGTATCTGTTAATGATTAATGAAGCCTTGCGATTGGAAAATAATAGAATATAATTTAAAAAGAAAGGTAAGGGTAAAATGATAGAAATAAAATGTTGTGACAATTTAGAATTGATGAATTCTATGGATGATGAATGTATAGATATGATTTATTGCGATATACTTTATGGAACAGGCAGAGATTTTGGAGATTTCAAAGACATAAAATTAATAAAGAATGATATATATGATCATTATTTTCCAAGAATAATCGAAATGAAAAGGGTTTTAAAAAAAAGTGGCACAATATATCTACAAATGGATGAAAAAATAAATCATTGGATAAGGTGTATAATGGACGAAGTTTTCGGTATAGAAAACTATAGGAACACAATAATATGGCACTATAAAAGATGGACATGTAATAGTAAAGATTTTCAAAGGCTTCACGACTGTATATTGAGGTATACTAAAACAAGTGCTTATACTTTTAATACTCAATACATAGAATACACAAAGGGGAGCAAAGAAAGGAAAAAAAATAAATTGCATAGGTTTAAAAATAATGAAAAATATTTAGTAATAGAAAAAAAAGGAGTACCTCAAAATGACGTATGGGTAGATATACCTTTTCTTCCGCCAAGTAGTAATGAAAGAAGAATGATTAGCTATAGAACCCAAAAACCAAAAGAACTAATAAAAAGATTGATTTTATGTTCAACAAATGAAGGTGATATAGTTGCTGATTATTATATGGGTAGCGGAACAACCGCTAAAGCATGTCAGGAACTTAATAGAAGTTTTATAGGTTGTGATTTAAGCGATAAAGCTGTTTTTATATCAAAAACAAGATTAAATGGAGCATATTAGCAATAAGCCTGTTAGCAAAGAGACATTTGATTATGTTAATTGGCTAATATCATTTATGTGGTCGCAGTGTATAGACACAAAAACTAGAGAGATTTTAAAACAAGAAAGAGAAAGGTTAAAAAAATTGCATACATAAAAATAAAAAATGACTCTACACCAAAACCGCCTTCTCCTAATCAACCTATTCGGCCTTGAATGGGTAATAAAAAGGGATGAGAGAATGAAGAAATTAACTAAGTGTAAACAATTAAAATTAGAGATATGAACACATTCGCAGTAACAGGAACCTATCATGGTTCAATTGTATATGCCATTACAGAAGGAGAGGCAAGGAAATATTTTCACGATAAATATAACGGAGAAAGTATAATTTCATTAAAAAACATTTCAAATTACAGGTTAAAAAACATATAAACCAATGACAACACAAGAATACCAAAAACAAGCAGAAAGAACCCTGGCTAAATGCGAAACAGGTTTATTAGATGATTTTCATATGATTACAGGCATGCAGACCGAAGCAGCCGAAATATCGGACGTTTATAAGAAACACATCGCATACGGCAAGCCTTTAGATTTTGTAAACATCAAAGAAGAGATTGGCGATATCATGTGGTACATCGCTAATATGTGTAATATGCACGGCTGGCGTTTATCCGAAATAATGGCCACCAACATCGAAAAGTTAAAAGCACGTTACCCTGATAAGTTTAGTAATGAACAAGTTTTAAATCGGGATTTAGTTAAGGAACGTGGGATATTGGAGAGGTAATTTTAAAAGCAGATGAAATATTCTGCTTTTAAATTAGTATATTTACATTGTAATTAAAGGCATAAATTTTGAAGTAGTGAGCAAGATTTATGCTAGACTGTCTTTTAGCAGACTTTAAAACAGCGTCGGGAAACTCACTACCTCGGCGCTTTTTTAATTTTATATGAGTAATATTTCTGAAATAAAATCGGTTAAAGAAAAATCCGATATCATTAAAATAGTTTCCCATTTCATCGATATAAAAAAAGATGGAGTAAACTTCAAAGGTAAATGTCCATTCCATTTGGAAAAATCAAATTCATTTATCGTAAACTCACAACGTCAAAAATATAAATGCTTTGGCTGTGGTGCCTCTGGCGATTCAATTGATTTCGTTATCAACTATAAAGGCTTTAAATATAAAGAAGCTTTAGAATGGATTGCAGGTTTTGAAAATATTACAATAGATAAAGATTACGAATATCAACAATTTATTGAGCCAGAACCCGACTACCTTTCTGCAGAACTTTTAAATAAATCATTAAAATCTACACATCATAATAATTTTGATTTATGGCTTAAATCTTTAACAGATAAAAAGCACGAATACATAACAAGCACTTCAAATAAAAGATGGTTTGGCTCCGTTGTATTTTGGTATTTAGATGTTGATAATCGAGTTTGTTCTGGAAAGATAATGCAATATAACCCAGTAAATGGTAAAAGGATTAAAGAGCCTAAGCCTTTAGTTACATGGGTACATAAAATGCTAAAAATAAAAGATTTCACGCTTAAAGTTTGCTTATTCGGCGAGTACTTATTACCTAAATATCCTAATAAAAAAGTTGGAATAGTTGAAAGCGAAAAGACAGCTATTTTAGCATCAATATGTTATCCTGATTTAATTTGGCTGGCTTCAGGATCATTATCTTATTTAACATACCAACGTTGCCAGGTTCTTAAAGGCAGAAACGTTTTACTTTACCCGGACGTGGGAGCCGAACATTTGTGGATTGAAAAAGCAAATCAAATGAATGAATTAATGAAAGAGACAAATTTTGAAGTACATGGATTGCGTGGGGAATACGAAAAAGGATATGATCTATGCGATTACATTTTAGAAAACAAACTATATGACAGAAATTAAACCTCACGATTACCAATTAGAATTGGTTAATAATATCGCAAGAAAGATAGCAAATAATTATAAATCTATACTCGTGCAATTAGCTACGGGAGGAGGTAAAACAGTTGTTATGTCTTACTTAATCCAAAGATATTTAGCCCGACATATTTCAGCAAAAATAACTATCGTTGTTCACAGGGATGAATTGGTTACACAAACTCAAAGAACTTTATTTGCGTTCGGAATAAATCACATTAAGGTTCAAATGGTAGAAACATTCTGTAACCAAATAAAAAAACATGGGGTTTCAGAATATGATCTACTCATAATTGATGAATGTCATGTGGGTAATTTTAAAAAGGTTTTCGATCATTACCGAGATAACAACACAATTATTATAGGCTTTACAGCTACTCCGATAAGCGCAACTAAAAAACACCCACTAAAAACAGATTATGAAACTATCGTGGCCGGCCTTGCCATAAAGCAATTGATTGAAAGGAATAACTTAACTCCCTGCATTCATTACGCACCAAAAACAGGAGTTGATAAAAAGGCAATGAAGAAAACAGCCGGTGAATATAATATGGCATCTATGGCCCAGGAGTTTTCTAAACCTAAGTTGATAGACGCAGTTGTTCATTGGTACGAAAAACTATGCAAAAGTAAAAAGACCATCGTTTTTAATACAACTATTGAGCATTCAATTTTAGTTCATAATTGCTTTAAAGATCATGGATATAACAGCCGTTTTCTCGACAGTAAATCGAGTAGTGCAGAAGAACGAAAAGAAACGCTTTCATGGTTTAAAAATACTCCAGATGCTATATTAAATAACGTTGGTATACTTACCGCTGGATTTGACGAACCTACAATTGAAGCAGTAATTTTCAATCGATCAACTAAATCATTGCCTTTATGGCTACAATGTTTAGGCAGGGGGGCGAGAACTTACTCAAATAAGGAGTTTTGGCTAGCTATAGATTTAGGGGATAATATTCAAGGCGAAGGGCATGGATATTGGGATCAACATCATGATTGGGAACAATACTTTTTACATCCTGACAAATCCGGCGAAGGAGCGGCGCCAATGAAGGATTGCCCTGAATGTCAGGCTATGATTTACATGGCAGCTACAAAATGCTATGTTTGCGGTCATGAAATGCCGCGCGAAATAGTTTATACAGATATGATGATTGAATTAAATATCATGCCTGATAAACCAATAAAAAAAAATTCACAACCAGCACTTGAAATAGCTATTGAAAATACCATATCAAAAATTAAAAGATTATCTTTAGACCCCACCGAAAAAAAGGAAATGATAAGCGTTGCTTTACCTAAATTATATAACGATGCCGGATGGGAACTAAGACCTTATTTACTTAAACACTTAATTCAAAAATATGCTTAACCTGGTACACTTGGCGGCGCAAAGAAGTTTTGCCCACTTTACATTATGGAGACCAAAATCTAACGGAGGATGGGAATTTAACTACATCGATCTGGCTGGATTTTTAACTACAAGAGGATATTATCTCTTTAGAACTTCGATTAACAAACATATATACATAAGGATTATAGATAATATAGTCCGAGAAGTAGGAAAAAAAGATTTAAAAGATGAAATATTAGAATTTGTTAAAACTGAAGAACCGCAACATATTTATGAGTTCTTTTTAAAAAACATCGGAAAATGTGTTAATGATGAATTTTTAGAAACATTACCTGCAAAAGAGGTGATATTCAAAAAAGATCGTAAGGATTCCATGCAAATGTATTTCCAAAACTGCATCGTTAAGGTTACAACCGAAGGAGTAAAAACATTTCCTTATACTTCTCTTACTGGTTATATTTGGGAAAGCCAGATTATACAGAGGAATTTTAATGATAAGTCTACCCCCGGAAGCGACTTTAAAGTGTTCTGTTGGAATATATCAAATCAAACGGAAATGAGATATAAGACAATTTGCTCTACTTTAGGGTATCTACTTCATAATTTCAAAAATCCTGCATACAGCCCTGCTATAATTCTAAATGATGAGGTTATTTCCGATCATCCAGAAGGCGGAACAGGTAAGGGATTATTGCTTAAGGCTGTAGAGCAATTTTTAAATACAGTTACCATAGAAGGCAAAACATTTAGCTTTGATAAGAATTTTGTTTATCAAAGAGTTAATCCAGATACTAAAATACTTTCATTCCAGGATGTTAACAAAACATTTGATTTTGAGCGTTTATTTTCTGTTTTAACAGATGGTATAGATGTAGAAAAGAAAGGCAAGGATAGTATGCTAATACCTTTTGAAGATGCCCCAAAAGTCGTTATAACTACGAACTATGCTATTAAAGGCACAGGCAATAGTCATGAACGCCGCCGGCACGAATTAGAGATAGCACAGTATTATAATAAATCAAAAACGCCATACGATGAATTTGGTAAAATGATGTTTCATGATTGGGACATTAAAGAATGGAATGAATTTGATTATTTCATGATTGATTGCTGTATGTTTTATTTAAAAAATGGATTGGTAAAACAAGAACTAATTAACCTACCAGAGAAAAGATTGATAGCCGAAACTTCACATGAATTTATTGAATTTATGGAAGATTATAAACCAGAATCAGGAGGTATGATTAATCGTGTTGAGTTCTTTAATAAGTTCAGATTAGAAAATCCTACATCAAAAATAGCATCAAAAACGTTCTATAAATACGTTGCTCATTACGTAGATTTTCATAAAATACCATTCAAAGATGGCAAAAGTAACGGCATAAGGATGTTTTATTTTTAATTTTCCTGCCCTAAAAGGGCACGTTCAGGGCACTTAAAAAAACGTACTTGCCCCGTAAAAACAGCCTTGAATATGGTTTAAACAAAGAAAGGGCAGGTAGGGCAGGAAAAAAAGGTAATATAAAATAATATTTATATTCAAGTATTATAAAAACAATACACACAAAATTATACAAATTATAGTGCCCTAAGTGCCCTAAGTACATTTAAATATATTTAAAGCAAGAAAATACAGGGCACTTAGCTATTTTTTATCTGCCCTAAATTGAATTTTTCCTGCCCTAATTAGCAAATTTATATTGTTTTCCTGCCCTAATTAATAAAAACACATTACAAAACAACTTACTAAATATTGATATTCGGTAATATTTTTAGTAACTTTATAGAATGGAAACACAATTTAATATATTCTTATCAATATTCAACTTTAAAAAGATTTCTATTGATGATATGCAGAAGTCTTTTATAAACGAGATAGGTGAAAACGCGTCTAAGCAAAAAATAACTAAAATGTTGTTTATAGAGGCTAAGAAAAAAGGGTTTGAATTGGTTAAAAAATCAGACGGTAAGAAAAGGTATTATGATTTTATAAAGCAAAAACCAATTTTAAACAAAGAACTACTACTATCGATGCAGCCAAATGAAAGTTTTGAATGCGATGATACCAAAGAAAATAAAGCTTTAATTATTCAATCTAAGTATTACACCAATAGTAGGTTTAGAATAAAAGAATGCGAAGACGGATTAACAAGGATATTCAGAACTCAATAAAATGAACAGAAAAGAAGAAATATTGCACCAAAAAATATCTGAAGCATGGAATAGAGTTCATTTATACGATCATCCTGAAAAGCAAAGGTTGTTCTGTATATGGACAAACGCACAATCAAAACAGTACGGTAACAAGATGCGTACTATGGGAGTTAAGCCAGGTATATCAGATTGGGCTTACATGAATGATAATGGCAAAATAACATGGATTGAATTGAAAACCGAAGAAGGACATCAATCACCAGATCAGATTAAATTTCAATCATTATGTAAATTGATTGGTCACGAATACCGGATAGCCAGGAGTTATAATGATTTTTGGGAATGCGTGGGAATAGAAATACCGGTTCCAGAAAATCAGCTACTAACGAAATAATAGAGATTTAACAACACAAGCAATTAATAGATTGAGAAAATGAAATGTCATATTTACGTCATTACTAAAATTACTTTAATTAATATTTGTAATTACAATAATTAGTCGTACATTTGAATAAGCAAAACGAAAAATATTATGAACTTACCAGAAATTTTAAAACCATTTGAAAATCAATTAGAAAGTGTTTTAGTTTACGCTAAAGGTCAAAAATTTGATTTTCAAAACATGAATAAAGAAAGCTTAGACGCTTTGATGTTAGGATGGATAAAAATGACTAAAAAATTAACAGAAGATATTTGTGAAAATGTTGATTTAGTGTTACCGATCATTAAAAAACAAATAAAATTATAAATAATGAAAATTAATATCAGAAAAACACACGATTTCATCGAAATATCAGTAGATGAAATAGAAACTACAATTATGAATTCAAGTAAAGAAGAAATAAATTATTTAATAGAAAACTTAGAAGATGTAATAAAAGAATTAAAATCGACTAATAAATGAAAAAAAAACCAGTAGGCCGACCAAAGCAGTCAGAAACCAAGCAACCGTTTAGTTTAAGACTATCAAATGATGTGATTGATATAATACGGTCAAAACCAAATCAAGCGGCTTATATCGAAGAATTGGTTCGTAATACGATTGTTACAAAACCGTATTGAATTAAAAGGTAAATTTGAGGTATGAAAATACAGGAGTTAAGGATAGGGAATTTGATATTTAGAAAATCAGATATGTTTAAGTCTGAAGTGCATTCTGTTTGGCCTAACAGCGTTAAACTTTGGTGTAATCCATTGGCTTTATTTGATGAAGCAGAAGTTGAACCAATCCCCCTTTCAGAAGAAATACTTTTGAAGTGTGGGTTTGAGAAAAGTTTAATGTATAGTAATGATTTACAACTAACTTTTGGACAATCTACAATATTTTTTAATGTTAAATCAAGTACAGTTGAAATAGGAGATTTCGTAATCGAAAATTTTAAATATCTCCATCAAATCCAAAACTTAATATTCAGCTTAACAGGCCAAGAACTTAACACATCGGGATTATGAAAACACAAACAACATCCGCATATGAGGAATTTCACAAACTTTGGGGTAAAGCAATAGATAGCCCAAATTATGATAAAAAAGAATGGCAATCACTTTATCTAAAGCTTCAGCAAATAATAAACGTAAGACCATTCAAGATTTAGAACCAAATGACAAAGATAGAGTTTAAGGAGGCTCAATGGATATGGAAAATCTACAAAAAATAAAAGACGAACATGCTAAGGAATTGGGTTTTACAGACTTTGAAGAAATGTTTAGCGAGGCTTTACATACAGGAGTTGAATATTGTGTTGATGCCATAGCAATTAAGTATGCTAAAAATACGCTTCATAATTTTGCTAAAGGAATATCAGAAATAAAGGCAATAAATGGAGATTATAAAGAAGCGTTTGAAATAATTAAAAATTTAGTTTTATTAATATTAAAAAAATAAAAATGGAAAAAATTATTTATTCAGGTAAATGTATAGAAAAAGGTGAAATTTTAAAAGGTAGTCTTATTCAATTTGAAGATGGAACACATGCAATTATGTTTCAAGAAAAAGGCGGGAAAGGATATACATCTTTAGTTGATCCAGAAAGTGTAAAATGTGAATCTCACAAAATAGAAATTATTTAAAATGATTAAAATAGAGTTTAATAAAGCGCAACGCGGGATATATCAGTCCGAAACTCCAGAAGTAAAAGATTGGTATTTTAAACCACTATCTGTAGAATTACGCATTATTAAAGCATTTATGGTGTCAGATATTAAATCAATAACTTTCGGTTGCCCATCCGAATTAGTACCTTCACGAGAAGAGATCCTCACCCAACTAGGCATCACCGAACAGGAAGACAAACTTTTCCAGGAGCAATATAAAAATGTTTAGTATATTTGAATATGGAACGAGGAAGGCCACTTATCGGATTAAATGATTTGCCTGAAGGTTGGGAAAATATAATTTTACATCTTTCAAAAGAAGGAGCAAGCATTATAGAATTATCAGTTGAGCTAGGAATTTCAAGAGATACATTTTACGAATTATCAAAAAGGGATGAATATTTTTCCGACACCGTAAAAAGATGTAAAGATGAATCCGAAGCTTGGTGGACTAGAAAAGGACGCAAAAACCTTGATAATAAGGACTTTAGCTATACAGGTTGGTATATGAATATGAAAAATAGATTCAACTGGAGTGATAAACAAGAGGTAACCCATGCCGGAGAAGTCAAAACGCAAAATCCTGTTGTAAACGTATATAACACCGCTCCGCCTTTAGCTAGTTCGGAGGAAGATGTTTAACGTATCAAAGGTTTGGAACGCAAACCACGAATCAGAAGCAGATATTTTAATAAATCAAGGAGGTACAGATAGCGGAAAAACATACGCTATTATGCAACTCCTTTTTTGGTATGCAATAACTTTAGATGCACCTAAAATAGATCCCGTAATTACTGTTGTTGGTGAATCGATACCCAACTTAAAGAAGGGTGCATATCGTGCAGCAGAAGGAATACACTCAAGTACACCAGGATTAAAATACCATGTAACAAATTGGAATAAAACAGATAGGATTATCAACTTTAAAAAAGGTTGGATAATGGAGTTTATAAGTTGCGAAACAGAACAAAGCGCAAAGAACGGTAAACGACAATTTCTGTTTGTTAATGAGGCCAACGGTATTTCTTACCGTATATTCTGGCAATTAGCTAAAAGGACAAGGCGAAAAGTATTCATTGACTATAATCCTTCTGCGCCATTCTGGAGCCATGAGAAACTGATCGGAACAACGACAACGTCAAACGATTTCGGAAAATCCGTTCAGCTCATTATAAGCGATCATAGGCATAATCCATTCTTAACCGATCAAGAGCATAACCAAACTGAAAACATAGCCGACAAAGAGCTTTGGAAGGTTTATGCCAGAGGTTTGACCGGTAATTTACAAGGTTTAATATTCCCTAAATGGAAAATGATTAAAGATTCTGATTTCCCTGATGTAGATTTCTTTGGGGGATTGGATTTTGGATATACAAACGACCCTACAGCCGGAGTAAAAATAGCTGTAATTGGAAATAACGTATTCTTGCATGAGCTGTGTTATTTGCCTGGAATAGCACCGGTTCAAATGAAAGAGATATTTAAAGCGAATGGTTTTACTGAAGGTACACACGTTTATTGCGAGCATGATCCGGAGCAAATAAGCCAGTTAAGAAGGTTACAGGTAATGGCTTTAATGGCTAAGAAAGGTAATGGATCTATTAAAGCTGGGATATTAAAGCTTAACGAGTATAATGTTTTTTATACTGAATCTAGTAAAAACTTACATATTGAGAAAACAAAATATATGTGGGAAATTGACAAAATAACCGGGCAACCTACTAACGAACCTCAATCAGGATATGATCACTTAATGGATGCAATTCGGTACGGTGTTTATACAAAATTCTATAGACAATAAATTTTTGTTATATTAGCCGAAATAATTTCACATATTTGTATTAATGAAATTTGGCATTCAATTAGGTAACTGGAACTTTGGCCTCTTTAGCGGTACTGCTGCTGTAGATGCTTATGATAACGGCGGTGGTGCCAAAACATTTATTCCTTTAAATGGATTCGGAGACGTTTGTTTTTTCGATTTAAATAATGAAAAACAATTTCTTAACGCCTACAATCTTTGTAGCCCTTTAAAATCAATAATTGGTAAAAGAGCAAAAGCATTTAATAATGCTAAGATTGAATTTATAAAGGATTCAAACGGTAATTATGCTAAAGGCCAATATGTAGATGAAATTTATTCTCTTCTAAATAAACCAAACGCATTACAAACAGGGAAACAGTTCTTTACCCAACAAAATACTTACATTGATATTTTTGGCTATTGCCCTGTTTTAAAAGTTAAACCTGTTGGTTTTAGCCAGCCTTCTTCACTTTGGAACATCCCACCTTATTTAATAGATGAATTAGAGTTTACGGGTAAATGGCTTAAGCAAAAAAGCATTAAAGATATTTATAAGAAATTAACCATTTCATGGAATGGCGATAGTTCTGAATTAGACTTAAATGATATTTATTTTGTTTATGACGATGGGATAGGTACTGATGAAGATACTAATTTAACTATTCCAGATAGCCGATTGATTGGACTTGAATATCCCGTTAGCAATATTATAGCATCTTATAAATCAAGAAACACGCTAATTACTAAACGTGGAGCTATTGGTATTTTAACTAACGATTCAAAAGATCAGGCCGGAACTATTCCATTGCCTTCAGGAGAAAAAGACAATTTACAAGTAGATTTCAGTCAGTACGGATTAACCGGACAGCCTAAGCAAGTTATTATTTCTGATGCTGCATTGAAATGGCAACAAATGGGATTCAGCACAAAGGATTTACTTTTGTTTGAAGAAATAGAAGATGATATATCACGTATTTGCGATTCTTACGGCTATCCAATCGAATTAATATCTTCTACTAAGCAAACATCTTACGAGAATAAAAGACAGGCTAAGAAAGGCTTTTACAGGGATACTATAATCCCAGAATCAGAAAGCAGGATTGAGCAAAACAGCGCAGGAATAATAGACGCTGATAAAGGCATTTCTATTAAGGTTGATTTTTCCGATATTGATGTTATCCAGGAAGAAGCAAAAGATAAAGCAGAAGCACGTAAAATGTTAAACGATGCGCTTGCTATTGAATACGATCAAGGTTTAATAACTAAAAACATGTGGCTAATTGAATTAGGCCGTGATACGGTTTTAGACGAAGAATTTAATAAATATAAAACACAAACAAATGAGCCAATTACACAACAAGATTAAAGAGCTAAAACAGCAAGCTTTGCCTGTTGTTTCGATACGCTCATTCGTTAACGATCAAGGCGAATTAATAGAAGTAGATCAAAAGCTGTCAACCGAAGAAAGAACCGTTAAAGGCTACTTAATCGTTTGGGGTGTTATTGATACTTATGGAACAATATTCCTTAGAGGATGTTGCGCTAAATCTATTAACGAAAGAGGGCCAGAAAGTAATGCTAAAAATAAAATAATTCATTTATGGCAACACAGGACAGATGAGCCGATAGGTCAATTTACCGTTTTACTTGAAGATGATTACGGATTATACTTTGAAGCCGTTTACGATGAAATTCCGCAAGCAGAAAGAGCATTAAGACAAATAAAATCTGGAACACTTAATCAATATTCCGTTGGTTTTTCTTATGTTTGGGATAAAATGATATATGACGAGGAAACGGAATCAATATTATTACAAGAAGTTGAGCTTTATGAGGGAAGCGTTGTTACAAGGGCAAGTAATAAAGAGACCTATACCATCCGATCTGAAGATGTGGAAAAGGAATCAGAGTTACTAGCGGATGAAACAGAAGATTTTATTAAATCACTTCCTAGAAGCAGGCAACTAGAATTAAGACAATTAATAAGCAGGCATATTTCACTTGCAAAAGTTGAGCCGTTTGAGCAAAGACAACAAACACTCAAAGATAAAAACAAGCCGGATGAGCAAATAGCTGAAATTGGTGGATATAAATTAGATTTAACACAATTTTAAACATGAAAATTACATTCAACAAAGAAGGCTTAACAGGCGATAATTTAAAGCTTGTTGAAGACCTGGAAAAAAGATTTACCGATTTGCCGGAAGGTAAAGACGTAAATGATCAATTGCGCTCAATTGGTTTGTTAGATAAAGAGAACAAATCGACTGTAGATCTTGAAAAGTTAAAAACATTACTTGGCGAAGATGAAAACGGAATCCGTTCTATTCTTAAAGCACAAGGTGATGCTATTGAAGCTTTAAAAGAAAACGGTAACGATAACAACAAGCCTAAATCGGTTACTGATCAAATTCGTGCTTGGCAAGAAACCAACAAAGAAGCGTTAGAGAAAATCAAAAACGGAACAAAAGCCGATTTAGAACCTCTAATTATTCGTGCCCCTACAAGTCCTATGTTAAAAAGTACGCAGGCCGCTAATCCGGTTCCTTACTATTTAGATATGGGTGCGGAAATTATCGATTTAGTTCGTAATAAACCTACGTTCTGGAATCGTTTATCTAAAGGTCGTACAGGTTTAAGTTCATTTCCGTGGGTTAACAAAACCAACAAACAAGGCAATGCACAATTTATCGGTGAGGGTGTTTTAAAACCACTTGCATCATTCGATTTAACTCCTGAAACTTCAAACGCTAAAAAGGTAGCTGAAGCAATGAAAATGTCTACAGAGTTATTGTATGATGTTGAAGGTTTCAGAACATTAGTAGAAAACGAATTGCGTTATGAGGTTGAAATGGCTGCAAATACAGCATCTTTAACCGGAACGGTTTCTTCTACTTCTCCTGCTGGAGTTACAACTATTGCAAGCCCTTACACGCTTACAACAATTAAAACGCCAAACCCTAACAATGCTGATGCTGTTCGTGCTGCAAAAGCTCAATTAGTTAGTTTAAACTTTGATAGAGATATCGTAGCTTTCATTAACCCGATCGATGCTGCTAACATGGATTTGGCAAAAGCAAACGATAGCGGTGTTTATATGTTGCCTCCATTTACTACTGCTGACGGTCGTGTTATCGCTGGAGTTCCTGTAATTGAGGATAACAACATCGCTGTTGGTTACTTGTTAATTGGAGATATGAGCAAATATAAAATCTTAATGTATCAAGATTTCTTCATTGCTTGGGGTTGGGAAAATGATGATTTCCGTAAAAACTTAGTAACGGTTTTAGGGGAAATGAGATTTCACCAGTACAGTTCGGCAAATTGGGCAGGAGCGTTTGTTTACGATACTTTTGCAAACATTAAAACAGCATTAACACCAGCATAATCATGGCAGACGAAAAAGTAATGAAAAAGGAAGTGAACAAGGACTTCATTCCTGAAGAAGGCGCAATCGATATCTCTAAAAGAGTTAAATTGATCGCTACAGAAAAAGCACCTTATCATGAAGATGGTGAAGAATTTGAAGCGTCAACTGTTTTAGCTGAATCATTCGTTAAACGTGGATTTGCTAAAAAAGCATAGTTAAATCAATCATGTCAATACTAAAACCTAGCGATTTTAACGGAGGCGAACAAGCGATAGCTGATTTGTCAAATGAAGGTGCAAGACAAAATTTGCAAGTTTTCATTGATGAATACGAGCCTGTATTTCTTCGTGAATTGCTAGGTTTAACGTTGGCTAATGATTTTATCGCAGGGCTTAAAGTTTTACCGGAACCAGAAGATAAATGGATTGAGTTGAGAGATACAACAGATGTTAAATCTATGATTAAATGCTACGTTTATTATTGGTTTATACGAAATAAAGTTACATTAACTACGGGAACGGGAGAAGTAAAAGCGAATAACGAAAACAGCACAATAACATCGGCAGGAGAAAAGTTAGCTAGGGCATGGAATAAAATGAGCCGAAATGCTCGTAATTTCGATTTATCTACTGTTACTTATCCGGAATATGTTAGGCCTTACTGGAGGAATTATTATACCTGGTATTGGGGTTGTGGGGTATCTGAAATTTATTATCCTATCAATACGATGAACATATGATACAGCCATTTTATTTACATCGTGAGTTTCAATACATAGTTGATGCAGTAAGCGCAAGATTATTACCATCACTTAAACTTGTAGACGAAGAAATAACAGGCGTTCATTATCAATACGGACATCCTTTAGAGATAATAAAAACTTTAGGTAATTTCGATAATGGTGTAACAACTCCATTCGATAAATACCCTTTAGTAGCATTCTTTTTAGATAGCACAGTTGACAGAACCGATCCGCAATTTTACGGAGAGCAAAGTATCAATATAGCCATTATAAGAGCGTGTAAAGATCCGAATCAGACAGCTAAAGAAAGAGACGAGTTTAATTTTATTCCTGTTCTAACACCTATTTATATGGCTTTGTTAGATGAGATCAGATTAAGAGGCGATTTGTTTTCTGGAGTTAGCAGAACTGATATACCACACAGGGTAACGAATCGATATTACTGGGGCAAATCTGGTTTGTACGGAAACGATAAAAACATTTTCAACGATTGGGTTGATGCGATTGAGATTAACAATTTGAAATTAAAGATTAATAAATCATTCTGCCCTAAATAGGTGGATTTAAACTAGAAGAAATGAGCATTTTAAATAAATTAGATTGCGCTATTAATACAGGTAATACTGGTGTTAGTGATTGCGCTTTAGATATTAAGGCTCTAGCTGGAGGGTTTTTAGTTCCTTCCAATTTTGAGATTCCAGTATCGCAGTTGGCTACTGTTGAATTAGCCTTAGCATTTCTGCAAAACGCAGCAAGCGAAAACGTAGCGTCCGCAAGAATTTACCCTTTGCCGGGAGTATTCAACTTTACAGATAATACGGAAGATCCAACGTATCAAACAGGATCAACAGGAGTTCAGACTTTTGTTCGTGATGGTAAATATGATTGGACTATTCAGTTTAACGAAGGTGGGTATTGCTTATTGCAAGAGATTCAGAAATTCAACGGAACAGGTTATAAGCTTTTGTTCTTAGATGAATCAGGTGTATTATTTGGTACTCGTACTGCTACAGGTGGATTAGCTGGTATTCCTTTAAATGGTGGATTCAGAGCATTACCTTGGAAAGCTAACGATGGATCAAACATTACGCAATATATGTATCGTGTTAACTTTAACGCAGGATATGTAAACTATGGTTCTTTAGCTTTCGTTAAGTTTAACTTTTCTGAAATTAAAGGTATTAACGGTTTACTTAATATTGCATTATCTCAATTAGCTTTACGTGTTGCGGGGGCTATGCAGATTGGAGCAAATGTATCTTGTGGCGGTACTGATCTTTATGATTTGTATGCTACAGAACTTGCTTCGCCTGCTGCTTGGACTGCTTCAATTGCAGGTAAAACAGTAACGATTACTGCGGTTGTTGCTAACGCTAACTTAAAAGGGTGGACTGTAACGCTAGATACGGCTGATCCTGATTATAGCGCAACGTTGCCTGTATTAGTTAACTTAGCTGGTCCATCTGATTTAGCGCAACTAGGCGTTACTGGTTATGCTGGAATCGCTAAAGTAATTACAACTGTATAATGGCTTATTCTAAACCTGTTGGATCATTTAACAAGGATTATTTAGCCAACGTATCGAAAGAGAATTTTTTATCTGCCCACAAACATTTAGAAAGCAACGGTTTTACTGTTAAAGAACTTACTAAGGTTTGGGAATCGGCACAAAAGAAACCAGATAAGTAGCGATATTGTTACAATTAAAAAGAAAGCTTGGCAGAAATGTCAGGCTTTTTCTGTGTAACAGAATTGTGACTTTTATTTATAGTAATTCTTACTATCTTTGAGTAATCAAAAACAAAAGAATTATGCAATACGAATTAAAACAATCCTCTGATTACTCAATGTTCACCTTTATGAAAGGTAATCGAAATGTAAATCCATTTAATCTAAAAAGGATAATCGAATCAATGAGAGTAAATCCATTATTTAGCCCAATAATGGTTAATGAAAAGCTAGAAATTATTGATGGTCAGCATCGGTTTTTAGCCAGCAAAGAACTGGGATTACCGTTTTATTATATAGTGGTAAATGGCTACTCGATAAACGAAGTCCATATTTTAAATACTAATTCAAGTAACTGGAAAAGATTAGACTATCTTCAAGGATATGTTGATTTAGGTTTACGTCCATATATAAAATTCAAAGAATTTATGGATATGTTTCCTATATTCGGAATAAAAGCGTCTTTACATATAGTGACATTAAAAAATGTAAATCAAGAAAAAAGCAAAAGCAATTATTTCGAAAATGGCGATCTGAAAATGTTTGATTTTAATTATGCTGGCGAGTTAGCTAATAAGATTTCAGATTTCGGTATGTTCTATGAATGATATGATAGACCTTCTTTTGTAGTTGCTGCTTGCGCTATAATGCTTCATAAGAATTACGATCACCGCCAAATGATGGCTAAATTAAGCCGTAAACCACAGCAGATAACTGATCAAACTAATCACAAACTTTACATCGATCAGTTAGAGGAAATATTCAATTATTCACGTAGAGAAAAGAAAACTTTAAAATATTAGTGCTGTCCAGCTATACACCCTGCTCTTTACAAAGCTGTCCAGATTTATCGCCTGCACTAATTAAAAACAAATATAATGAAAAAAAGAATACAAGTAATGTTAGATTCTGATAAAGTAGAATCCCTTCAAAGAGAAGCAGACAAAAAAGGATTAAGTTTATCCTCATTGATTAGATGGAAACTAATGTATAATGAAGTTAAAATAGGATCTGATAAGATATTAGAATCTATTGATTTTGATCATAGCGCAAGTATGATAGTAGGTTCAGAAGTGATAACCGTTGGAAATCATAAATATTTGCAAATTATTACTAAATCAGCTAAGTAATGGTAAACAGATTTAAACAGTTGATTCATAAAATTGGATTTTGCGATTGGCATTACATAGACGGCATGGCATTAAAAATAAACAAAAAACGTTATTGTAAAATATGCGCTCGAAAACAAAAAATGACTTGTCATGGGCCTATTTCAAGTATGCTGTTTTATTGGGAAGAATTTAACTAACTTTAACCTATGTCAACAATATTCGGAATGCTTGAAAAACTGAAACGGGTTAACCTTGAAGCGGAAATACCTGTAATTATTCAGCGTAATAGTGAAGTAGCTGCAGATTTGAATAGGAAGCAATTATACAATCGAGGTGTTGATAGCAATAGTTTAAAATTATCGCCTTATCAATCGCCTGCTTATGCTTTGGACAAAAACCGAATTAATCCATCGCCAGGGCTATTTAATCCCGATTTATTTCTTACAGGGGCATTTCAGCGTGGATTTTATGCACAAGTAAAAGCAGGAACAACAATTATTTTCGGATCAACCGATATGAAAACAGGGCATTTAGAGAGGAAATACACCAATAAAATATTTGGCTTAACTATGGATAGTAAAGAAAGATTTGCATTAGAAACGGTTATGCCAGAAATCAGAAATTATATAACAGGGATTACAGGTTTAAAATTTAGTTAAGGTGGAAACAATAAGATTAAAGCCTTCAAAAACTATTACATATATGAGCGGTGCAGTCCGTCTTGAAAAATTTAAGCTAACATTTTATGTTAATTTTAATAATAGCAACATTCCGCATCCAATGGCTAACTTTTCTTTAATACATGAATTTATATCGTCTAATTAAATGCTAATCCCACGCAAACACTACACCTCATGCGATGATTTACCTCTTTACAATTGGATTAAGTTAATAACTTCCGATGATCTTAAATACCTTTGGAGTGAACGTAAAAAAGCATGGCATAAAGAAGCTGATTTAAAACCTATTTGGGAATCTATATTTGAAGAATATACAACGCTTACAAACGATAAATCTTCTAATCATGTTTTATCAATGGTTCGTAATATTGCTGTTATAAATAATAAATTAGAGATAATTCAAGCGTGCGTTAATTTACTTTCGACAGCTGCAGACTTAGATGCAATGTCACCTACTATTCAGGCCTTAAAAGACTTTGGATTTCGTTTCAAATACACGCCAGAAACATTGCACGAAGATTTAAAAAGGACTGTTTCATCTGCTAAAACGCTTATTATCCAGCGTTCACAATTAGAAAAAGAATACCAAAACTTTGCCGATAAAAACGAAAAAGCAACCGAAAAAGACTATTATAACATGTTTACTCAATTATCCCGTTTTCTTCATTCAGAAATAGATATTCGGAAAACAACGGTAATGTCGTATATTAGCTACGTTGAACAATACAACAACAGCTTAAAAGATGGCAAATGAGCAATTAATAAGTGAAATAGTTTCCCCTAAAGCAAATGAGCAGTTAATAACACTAACTAATAATGTTAAATCTGCTGATTTGCAAATGCAACAAGCCATTGTTACGGCTAAGCAATACGTTGATACTTTAGGTGGTGCTAAAACGCTTACCGATATAAATAAAGCTACTGCAGCATCGCAAAAACAGCAAGAGCAATTAGCTAAACTAACAGCTTCAAGACAATTAGCAGAACAAAAATTAGCTTCATTCCAAGCAAGTGAGCAAGCTAAATCTGATGCAAGATCAGCAAAAGAAGAAGCTAATCTAAAAAAGATTGAAGCGGCCAACAATAAAGCTGCTGAAGCCGCATTACGCAGGGCTAAAATTGTATCTGAATCTACATCGAGTGATTTAAATAGGTCAACTTCTACAGGCGGAAATAATACCGGAACTACAGTAAATGCTACCAACTTAGCTGATGCACAGGCAGCAAATGAAGCCACGCAGGCGTATAACCAAAACACTAATGCTGTTAATAATAACCGTAAAGCCCGTAAATTATCAAACCTTGAATTAGAACAGGCCAATCAATTAGCTAAAATTGACAGGCTTAATTTAGTAGCGCAAGCAAAAGAAGGGAATGCTGTTAAAGGTAGTTTAGAGCAAAGGCAATTAGCTTTAGCAAGACTTCAAAAGACTTTTTCATTGTTAAGTGCCGAAGAAAGGAAGTCTCCATTCGGACAAAGATTATCAAAAGTTTTGCCTCAATTAAACGATCAGGTTTTAACTTTAGAAAAGTCTGTAGGAAGGTCTCAACGCGATGTTGGTAATTATGGTAATGCTTTTACTAGAGCGGGAAGTAAAGCATTTAGCGCGCTAAGAACAATAGCTAATATTTTGCCTGGAGTTGGTTTAGCTGGAGCGATAGGATTCGCTGTAGATCCGATTATAGGTTACATTTCCCAATTAGATATTTTCCAAAAGAAAGCGCAAAGTGTTGTAGGTTCTGCGGCAATAGTATCTAGTGAATATACAACGGCAATAAAAGACGTTCAATCACTAGGTGTTTCAGTTTCTGAATTTAATAATGGAACCATAAGCAAAAAAGAATTAGTTGATAGATACAACGAAAGTATTGGAAAAGTAGTCGGAACGCTTAAAACGGCTGCGGAAGTTGAATCGTTTTATAATAATAAAGCGCAAGATTACGTTAAAGCGACCTCATTAAGAGCTCAAGCAAACGCAGCTTTAGAATTATCAACAAAAAAATTAACAGAATCACAATCGCGCGCTTTCGATGGCCCATCTACTCAGGATTATGTAGAGGGGGCTATACAGGGTTTAGGGCAAATAATTGGTGGTGGTGGGCTTGTAACTTTAGATAGAGTTACCGGTAATGCTCAGGCGAGAACCAACAGGGCTGTAGGTACTTTAAATAAGCAAAGTCAAGACTATTTATCACTATTTACCAAACTTCAAACCCAAGCTGATAAATTTGCTAAAGAATCTGGATTAGACTTCGGAACTAAAGATAAAAACGCAGAAGATAAAGCAAGGAAAGCTGCAGCTGCGCGAATTGAAATACAGATTAATGAATTAAAAGTAGCGCAGGAATATTATAAACAAAATCTAGAAAGTCAAAATTTCAGTTTAGACGGACGTTTAGAAGGGTTGCGTAATTTTTCAGAAGTTTCATTACAGATCGCAAAGTTAGAAGGAGATAAAGAAAAAGCAGCTAAAAAATTAGGAGCAAATGAGATATTGGCAGTTGATGCTGAAACAGCAACTAAGCAAAATAAAATAAGGGAAGATCAATCAAACAAAGCTGTTGACATAACCAAGCAAGGAATTGCCAGAATGAAAGGTATTATCGCAGAACAAGCAGCGTTAGATTTAACTGATACTGAAAGGCTAAGAGATATTGAATTGGCATCATTAACAACCTCATTAAATAAAGGTCAAATTAGCCAGATTGAATACGATGAAAAAAAGAGAATAATTGAAAATGATTACACTCAATTTTATATTGAACTTCAAATAAAGCAAACGCAGGCTTTTATTGACCAAGCTAAATTAAGAGGAGAAAGTGTAGAAAATGAAGAAGCTAAATTAGCATCTATCAGATTAAAATATGCAGATCTAAATGCTAAAAGACAATCAGAAGCAAATGCTGAATTAGCGATAGAAGCAGACGAATTATATCGAAAGGATGTCGAACGTGCTGAAGCAGCTAAGCAGATAGCTATGGAACTTTTCGAGTTCGGCAAAGCTTTAGGTTCTGCAACATTTACGCGTAGGATTAACGAAATTGAGCGAGAAAAATCAGCGTTAACAGAACGGACAAACTTAGAGATTTCAAATGTAGAAGCGTCAACAGCTACAGAGCAAGAAAAAGCAGACAGGATAGCGGTTATTAATGCGAGATCAGCAAGCGATCAAGCTGTTTTAGATGAAAAAGTTAAACAACAAAAGATTAAACAAGCTAGATTTGATAAGGCAGCAGCAATAGCGCAAATCATTTTACAAACTGCTTTAGCCCAAATTAAAGTTATAGGTCAGGCTGGATTAATTGGATTTACATTTTCTCCTTTAATTACGGCTTTAGGCGCAATATCTTTAGCTACCGCAATCGCCACACCAATACCTGAATATAAAACAGGTAAAGGCAGAGGAAATAAATATTCGGGGCCTGCTATTGTTGGTGATGGTGGCATGAGTGAATTAATTATTGATCCTAATGGTAGATTACAGGTAACGCCAAATACGCCAACGTTAACTCATGTCGGTAGAGATACACAGGTTATTTCAGGGCCAGAATTTAAAAGGATATTAGCTAAGCCAAATGCGGTTCAATCAGTAGGCGGTGTAACGGTTGATATGTCACAGGTAGTTCAATCTAACAGGCGAGTTGAAAAAGCTATAGGCAAACAATCTGTAAACGCTTTAATCATAACTGAAAAAGGCAATATGAGGAAAACGGTTAGGACTAGGGAATACAACAATTACATAATGAGAAACTTCAGAAAAGGATAAATGAATTTACTACCAAACAAAGAGTTTAGATATTATTTGACTTATGAAGGGGCGCGTAAACTGTTAGTATTTGCGCCTGAAGATTGGGATTCAGACACCATCGGGCAATACAAGCGTGATACTTATTATGGTGGTGTTATGCGCTCGCTTTCTTTGCCTTTAACATTTGCATTAGATGCTTATAATATTCTTTGGAGTGCATTTAATAAGTATTCATTCGCAGCAGAGGTAATATTTGAAGTTGAACAATTAAACCATGCTACTTTTGCATACGAACCTAAATTTAATTCATTATTAGATTTTAGCACATGGGATGATAATGGTATTGAAGCCACATTAACAATGTTAGACAATGCCGTATTCAGCAAAATTAAAGCGCAGGAAACTACCGAATTTGAATATGAGTTGAATGGCGCTGACATTGTAAATGTTATTTTGCCTGGAGTTGCATTTGCAGAAAAAGCAGGATGGATTAATCCGCAACAAACCGATAACATCCGTAATGATTATATTCCTGCAATGAATATTACGGTAAACGACACCGAAGTAGGTTTTTTAGATGTAAGAAATACAAGCAATGAAGAAGACCCAAATTTAGCTACCAGTACTGATTATTTCGCTATAGCTAACAGAAATTTAACAATAAGATTATTTGGTAATTTTCAAGGGACTGCTGTTAAATTGCCATTGGAAAGTTCAACCTCGTTTAAGATAGATTTAGTTAATCAATCTGGAGGGGGTATATATACTTTTGGTATAGTTGATGCAATAAGTAACGGAGGTACTAATTTCAGGTTTGACTTTGATGAAAGTATTAATATTGCTAATGGCGATAAGTTATTTATAGTTGTCCGCAAAACAAATGCACAATCTGGGAACAATAATAATTTTCTTACTTTTTTTTCGGATGGAGAATTTAATTTAAGTTATGATAGCGTTTCTGATCCATCCAATTGTAAAGGGATTAAGATATTCGATTTATATCAGCGCATAATGAGAAGGATTGCTCCATCTTCAAAAGTTGATAGCTATTTACTTAAACAAACATGGATTAAAGATTTAATATTGATTTCAGGTAATGCTATTCGTGAACTTGAAGGAGCGACAATAAACATTTCTTTTAAAGACTTTTTCGATTCCTGTAACGCATGGGAAAGTGTAGGTTTTGGTGTTGAAATGGATATATATAAGATTGAACAGTTGCCTTTTTTCTATCGTCCTACACCAATATTAAGTACTCCTTTAGCTGTTAACGCTTGTAATTTTACAACAGCCGCTGACTTAGTTTTTTCTGCCTTAGAAATCGGTTATAACGATGGCAATACTGATGATACAGACGGGCAAAAAGAATATAACTCAAAACAGGAATGGGAATTTCCGCAATCACAAATAGCAAGAAAAGAAAATTGGATGTCGCCTATTCGTGCCGATCAGTACGGAATCGAAAAGTTAAGAAGGGATTACATTAAAAAAACGAATGATACATCAAGCGATAATGATACTTTTGCTGTTCATTGTGAATTATCGGGGGCAAACTGGAGACCAATATTAGGCAGTAGCTATGTTTCGGTTACTGGAATGGGATCAGAATTGGCTAATCAAAGTAGCTATAATTTAGCTTTAACACCTAAAGAAAACTTGCTACGTCATGGCCGGTATATTAAATCGTTATTTGATAAGTTAGAAAATAGATTTATAGAATTTGGAAGTGCTGAAAAGAATAAAGAATTAACATTTGTTCGTGCTGGCAATCCTGATTTTAGATTAAAGCAGAATGAATCTATCGCAATTGCATCGTTAGGAGAGAAGTATTTTAAGCCTGTTTACGCAACTATTGTAGCTAAATTACCTGTTAACTTCATGAGTTTAGTTGATGCTACGGGTGGGTTTGGTTATTTAGATTTCGTTTGGTATGATAAAGTTTATAAGGGCTACATCATAGAAGCTGAAACTGATTTAGCTATGAATACCGAAAGGACTATTAAGCTTTTGATGTTGCCAGATAATTACCAAGCGCAACCGATACCAGTTCCACCTACACCGTTGCCACAAAACAGAATACTAGAATGGGAATTAACCGAATCAGAAACAACAGATGTTAATTTGCAGATTAAGCAAGCATCTGACGTTATTGTGGATGCTTTCGGTAATGATTCAGGGCAAGTAAATATAACAGAGGGTAGATCAGTAAGCGCAGAAGCTTATTCTATTAACGGTTCTACTTCTGGTGGAAGTTTCTATTTACGTGTAATAAAAGATGGATTAGACATTTATAATCAAAATACTGAAGCTGTTGCCGGTTCAAGTTTGGTATTTTTATTTACCGTAGAGGCTAATAGTAATTACGTTGTGAGTAGTGGAATTATTTTGTAACAGTAATGTTGCTTTGAGTTTCGGAAATTAATATTGATATTCGTAGTGTTGGAACAGAGAGCCCAACATTTCAATGTGGGGACATTGAAAGCGTTAATTTAGATTTAAGCCTTACAGTTGTGAAATTGAATCGGCTTTATTGCCCAGTAGTTTAATTGGTAAAACGCAAAGTTAATAACTTAGCAGATGCGGGTTCGAATCCTGTCAGGCAGCAATAAAATGGAAGTGAAAACACAAAGTTGTAAAAGTGAGCATCTAAACTAATTCCATTTTCATTCATAATAGTTTGTTTTGTTAGCCTATTATTTCGGATGAAGTAATAGGCTTTTTTATTTCAATCCCATTAACTATATTTGCTACAACATGAGCATACAAGTAGCTGACATCAACCCGTTAAGGTTTATCGACAATGCAAACCTAAATAAAGGTTTTGATGGTAACTATTATGTTAACTTGCTTAACTGGTATCAAACAACGGCTTGTTACTTTCAAACGTGGTTAAAATCAGATATTTTATATCTACAGGTTGTAGCTGATGAAGTACCAAACGATTTAGAATTTAGAGATCAATACGGAAATGTAATTGATACCGCAACATGGCAAGCTAAGAATTTGCAGTTTCTAGAATATCCTGATCTTATTTGTTACGAATTATCATATCCATTTAGTAACCTACCTAACGGAGTTTACGAAGCTATATTTGGAGATTTTGGTTCAGAACCTTTCGAGGTTAAAGACTTTGATGATGAAACATTACTGATTAAATATAAAAATAGTCGCAATGATTTTTCAAGCGTATTCGATACTGGTATTGAATTTCAAATTAGATTACACGCATCTATTCATAATTACAGGCCACAAAATGACCGTAATGGCTTTATAGATCAAAAACATAACAACACCCAATTATCATCTGTCGCATATCGTAGGTTTACATTTACAATAGGAACGAGACAGCAAGGGGTACCTAATTGGGTAGTTGATAAATACAATATCATTTCTCAATGCGATCAAATCAGTTACGATGGTATTTATTATCAAATAGCTGCTGAAGCCGAACCTGAAGTAGAGCCTAATCCTGATTACGCCTTTATTTGGGAATATAATATTGATATTGAGCCAGCAGCAAATGAATTTATAAGATATAATACAGAGCCAGATGGGTCACTAACACAAACAATAACAGCCGTGCAAAAAGTAACAAGATATATAAGTGTCGCAAATGCTTTTAACGCATCTGGCATTTTTAAAGCGTTTTCAATTTTAGAGAAAATTGTGCTTTATAAAAGTGGTATTGATTTTATAATGAGTATCGGTGTTACTCCCAACGGTGGAGAAATAGTATCAAATTGGAATGTTGACGAAACTAAAAATACGATAGATGTTAGCTATGCTTTTGATGGCACAGAAACTGTTTATTTTAGTGGAGCAGGACTAAACGCAAGCATGTTGTTTCTGTTATGGAAGCAAATGGATGAAGCTCCAATTCCTTTACCTATTCTTCCTGCTCCGAATCTGGCTAAAAACGCAGGTGTATTCTTCTTTGAGATTCAGGCAGGCGATTTAGTTAATGCTTTCGATTTAGCTACTGGATTAGGTCTAAGTAATGGCCTTTGGAGAGATTGGGCAATAGCAGGGACAAACGGAACGCCTAATATGGATGGTAAGCTTCCGATTGGATGGGATAGGGCAGATGCGATAACGATAGGAACTGATAAAGGTAGCGCAACCATAACGATAGGCAAGGTTAATTTACCTGCAGAAGGTGTAGATATTATGGTTAGTCAATCAAATGAATCATCTTGGCGTGTTGGTGGTGGTTCTGGAAGACCTTTAACTAATGTTGGGGGCGTTGGGTTCAATGACCCAATACAGACAGGCAAAACAGCTAATTTAGGTTCTGGAACTCCATTGCCTTTTACGCCTTTAAGTTTGGTTTGTGTTTACGTAATTAAAATAGCTTAACCATGAATCCAACGAGAGACGAAATACTAAGAATGCTAATGGTTATGATGTTAAGGCATCCCGATAGCCAATCAGATATACAAGTTTTAAATTTACTTAAATACGATCAGCCTTTTGAGTTAACAGATGATTTGCAGATACCATACATGGGGCAAGTTAAAGCCTTAATTGCTGATGGTGGATCAAGCACCCTTTACCGTTCCTTTACTATTCCTGAATCAGATATAGTAGATGGTATGGTATCTTTAGTGGGGCGTACGAACGATCAAGGAGATACTGTTATACCTAGTAAACCTGTTTGGTCGGTTTATACGAATGATGGTAGCATTGGCAGATATGATTACCGAACTAATGTTATTGATGGTTTAGGTACTGGAGATATTGAGGTTGTTTTGGTGGGAGTTGAAGGGGATGAGCCAATATTTTTAGCCCAAACAATTGATTCTTCAGGTACTAATAGTTTTAAGATAAACGAAAATTTTACGGTAACTCCTGAATCTGAAAGCTTAATAATATATTCGGCATCTATCGGTAAATATTACAATTCATCAAGCGAAACGGAAGGGGATGGATCTCAAATACTATCAGAAGGCTTCCCATTCGATCAAAATATTTTTGAATTAATAGGTCAACCTAGTGGAAACGCTACTATATCAATCACAAACACGCCAATCTATACAACATGAAAAAAACACACATACTTACACTAATCCTCATGCTAACCGTATCGTTAGGATGGGCGCAAACACCTTACAAATTAAACTATCCTGATATTACAATAGGTAATAGCCCGACAGGTAAAATAGTTTTAAACGGTTCTAATTTACGGATGCCTAGGATAGCTAATGGAACTTTAACAGATAGCGTTTTGACAATTGTTAACGGGGTTGTTTTTAAAGTGCCAAGATCAACAGTCGGCGGCGTTACTTCTTTTGAAGGAAGAACAGGAGCGATTGAAGCTATGCCTACCGATTATGATGCTTTTTATTATCCGTTAATGAGTAATCCATTGGGGTATTTAACAGTAGCGCCTGTAACATCAGTAAACACTAGAACGGGGTCGGTAATGGGCTTAGAAGAAATTTCAAATAAGCGAACAAATCTAACAAGCCCAAATAACACGAGTTATCCTAGTACTTTGGCTGTTAGTGATGCTATAGCAGCTATACCTGCTGCGCCTGTTACTTCTGTAGCTGCAAAAACAGGGGCGGTAATACTTAATAAGTTTGATGTTAGTTTAGGTAATGTAGACAATACGAGTGACGTTTTAAAGCCCGTATCAAATCCAACACAATCGGCTTTAAATTTGAAAGCCAACACGAACGGCTCAAACGCAACCGGAACATGGCCGATAAGTGTAACGGGGAAAGCTTCAGGAACTACTTTTCAAGATGCTACAAGTGCTGGAAATATAACAACATTACCAATAAGGGTAGGCGAAAACTTAGGAATAAATAACCCTATGCAAAACAGTTCTGTTATATTAAATGCTAACGCTAAAGCTTTGCCGTATATACAGGGGGCAAACGCAGCAGAGACTTTAGCGAAAGATTTACTTATACAGCCAGATGGCGGCTCTTTATCAATAGGCAAAAGTACAGCGCCCGGAGCTATGCTTGATGTTAATGGCTCGGCTCGCGCATCCGCTAACGATGGGAACGCAAATACTTTGGTTAGGAATATTGACGTAACTAAACAATCTAAATATAACGCAAGCGGTAACGGTTCAAGCACGGTAATTACTATACCTCATGGTATTACGGGGTTAACATCAAATGCCAACGTAGTTTGTACACCAAACAACCCTGCTAGTGCTGGGGTAACTTACGTGTCTTTAGATAGTACAAATATCTATGTAAACTATAGTGTTGCGCCACCAACAGGAACTAACAATCTTTTATATTCCGTTTCAATAAAACAATAACTATGAAAAAATTAATTCTATTTTTAGCCCTTTTTTGGAGCATTACAGTTATCGCACAAACTTCTCCAGTTGCAAGTAAACAATTTGGAACGGTTGCTGATTTGCGTTTACAAGGTGGCGTTCAAGGTGTTCAGGTTTTAGTTCAAGGCCAAAATACTGTTACGGATGGTAATGGTGGGGTTTACGCTTGGAATGATGCAAGTACCGTTTCTGATGATGGTTTAACGGTTGTTAAGGTATCTACTATAACTACGGGCAGATGGTTAAGGATGCCTAATAGTAATACTATTAAAGGTAGTGCTGTATTTAATGGAGAGTTGCTTAAAACTGCATACGTTGTTAATCATGGATTAGGCTTTGTTCCTGCGCAGGTTTATGTACAACCCACTTCTGCAGGAGCAGCGGTAATCAGCTGGATAAGTAATAAAACAGCAACAACATTTACAGTTAACTTTTTGAACGTATTGAATGTTGGTGTAAACAACATAACGTTCGATTTTCTAATTATTAAATTTTAACTAAATTAGCAACATGAAAAATCAAGAAAACGACCCTATTGGGGAAATGGGAACATCGACTGATCCGGCAGATATTCCAGAAACTTGCGGAGGAAAAAGTAAGCCTAAGTTAGAACCTGGCCAATACGGAGATTATACTTGCGATGGTGGGGAGTGGGTATTTCATCCGTTCGTAGGATAATGAAAAGATATGTGTTTGCAATTATCGCATTAGTATTCTTTATTTGGTATTCAAGTTGCCAGATATTTATGTTTATGGGATATGTTGCCGATATAAGATTAGTCAAAACATTAACTACAGCTTCAATAGCATTCTTAGGCACTTCCACAATGGGAGTGCTTTTTTTATACGATGATATAGACAAAAAATACTTAGGAGTTTGTATATTAGCGTTTATATCAAGCTACTTATTTATACTACTTTCTTATTGGTCAATTGATACAGATATAAGGATTAAAATAGCTAGTATAGGTATTGCATGTGTTTTTTCTTTAATTTTTGATCTTATAAAAGATGCTCGTACCAATAAATAAGTTAGTTGCAAATTTCATTACTTTAGAAGCTGTTTTTTTTGGTGTAACTACCGAAGACGCTATGTCTCACGCTGGGGCTGCCTTAGCTATAGTTATGGCTTTTCTTTTGCGTATAGCTTTAGAATCTAGGAATGAAACTATAAAGAAGCGAGATGTTATCATTCAAATAGTTGTTACGGGGGCTTTGTGTTATTTAGCTGTTTTCTTTTGGCGAGACTTTTTAGCATTTAAAAAAGGGTTTGAAATTTATTTGTTTTTCGCTTCTTTGTTTAGCGTTTTTATTGCAGGCGAAATAGATGTAATGTTTAAGTTCGGATTTAAGAAGTGGGCAAGAAATTTGCTTGTTAAGTTTCTAGCAACTAATGATGGGGAGGTTAAATAAATGGATATACTAGCTACGTGCCTTTTAGCTTCAATAATATTAATGATGGCTGTTGTTTATAACGTTGCCAGATTCATTTCTACGGCAGATGCAAGCAGATCAGGGAACGGAAATATTGGATTATGGCACGCTTTAGTAAATGCTTGTTTTCGTAATGATGAATATTATAAAAATTGGGTTAAAGAATATAATGTTTATTACTGGAGCGTATTATTTATGTGGTGCTTAGTAATTACAATTTTAGGGTTGTTAGGCAGCTTTAGTAACAATAAAATATTCAATAGGCCAGAAGTATCTTTAATAGTTGCAATCCCTTTATGGATGAGTATGTTAAAATGCTTCCAATGGTATCATAGAAAATTTAAAGAGTTTAGTAACAATTCTAATACAAATAGTTAAGTATCAAAAATTATATTGACATTTGAATTATGAACAACATAGGAAACACAGCGATATTTGGTAACAAGGTTGCAATAATCGCTACATCGGTAATGGCAATAGGTTTATTTTGTCTTATCGCTGTATTTGGTTAAAAAAATAGCAAGGTGGCGGAATGGTAGACGCGCGGCATTAAAATATATCAACAGAGTCATCGTGGGTGTGGAATGTAAAAAGCCCATTTGAGATATAGTTGTTGCAATCCACAAATTACAGGTTCGATTCCTGTCCTTGCTGCATACAATTTTTGAGAGGATTGTATTTCATAAATGTTTAGAGCGATTAAGTCGGTTACTTGGATAAGGCCGACTTTTTTAGGTGCCAGACAATTTAGTTTGGATTAAAAATAGCGAAAATGAAAAATAAAGAATTATTCGAAAAAACGGTTAACATTTTAGTTAAGGCTTATCAAGATGATACACTTGAATACGTAGATTGTAATGCTTGCGCTGTTGGCAATATAGTAGCTGCAAATTGTGGGATAAAGCTTAAAAAAAATATTTTTGATGGAATAGACACTATTGGCGGTAAATCTGATTATTGGGCAGAATCTTTTAGTTTTTTTGGCGAGGGGTTAAAGGGATTATCTCCAGAAAAACAAAGAACGGTTGATTCTATAATTCAAGCTAAATCAACAGGGTATTCATTTGAAGAATTAGCATTGATAGAGGAAGCTTTTAGTAAAGGATTTATAAAACGATACTTAAGTAAAGAAGAA